CTGAGATAGGAAATGCTAGTGGATCAACAAGCTGGACTCTGTTTTATATTCCACTAGCTGATAATTCTGTTGTGGTAGCTGCGTAGGGTTAACGCATAATAAGACTTCGGTGGGCATAGAGGAGGTGCTAATGGCTTTCGTAAAGATTGCTACAAAAATGACTTTCGAGTGTTTATCTACGGATACGAAGCTGATTGCTGGTGTCAGGGAGGGGTCTACCTGTGAAGAGACTGACACTGGAGACTGTTACAGGTTTATCGGTAGTGGGTGGGTAAAAGATTTAGCAGCACCAAACAGTGCAGGCTCTTTTAATCAGGTCTCTGCGGTTTCTAGGCGCTTGCAGGAAGCATCGTTGCTTAATAGAGATATAACGCTTGAAGATGATGGCCATTACGATTTTATAGAGCATAGATAACAATTTTACCGTAACTAAAAGAAGGAGACTTACTATGTTGAATGAAAAACGAACTGGTCCTATCGCTAGCTCTGATGGGGCGGTAAATCCTGCGAGATCCGACAAGCAAGGAAGCTCTGTCATAACACATGCCCACGGAGAGTACAATGAGGCTACAAGCAGGGACAACGTGTTTATGGCTGCAAGCCAGGCTGTTGATACGTGGTCGGTAGCCTTGCACACAACCCATACCGGGCTCTGCGTGTCTAATCCTGCGGGAAGTACCAAGAATCTGTCAATCCTGAAAGCCGGTTTCGTGTTTCAGACAGCGCAGGTTGCAACCGCCTCTATCCACCTTGCGGGTGGTTACGCTGCCGGTGGTGTTACAGCACATACCAATGCGTTGACTGTCTATAACATGAAGCTGGGAGCGCCTGCTACTAATGTTGGCCTTGCCGATGACCAAGCAACCCTTGTTGGCACTCCAATATACCTGCTTCCGTTGATTGGTGGATTTACCGCAGGTGCGTTGGCAGCGGGTCCGGCAGCTACCACAGATATTGGTGGCGTGATTATGGTTCCCCCCGGTGGCTATGTGTGTATAGTAGCACTTACGGCAGCTATTGGTTTTGGTTCCATTATATGGGAAGAGATCCCTGCGTAGTACAAGGGATGTTCCTGCATAACACGGGGTATTATTCCCGCATAAGGAGGCTGTAATATGCTTAATGAAAAGCGAACTGGGCCGATAGCGGCTCTTGACGGATCTGTAAATCCTGCTCGGTCTGATAAGCAGGGCAATGGGGTTGTAACCGCAGGTCATGGTGCCTACAACGAAGCTGTGAGTCGTGGAAAGGTATTTATTGCTGCGAACCAGGCTGCAGTAACCACTACTGTAGCATTGGCTCTTACACAGACAGGGATATGCGTATCGAATCCTCCGGGAAGCGATAAACTGCTGTCTATTCTCAAGGTTGGATGGGCCTTTTCGGTGGCACCGGCAGGTTCAGCGCCTGCATTCTTGGCTGGTGGCTACGCAGCAACCGGTGGTGTTTCCGCTCATACTACACCCCTAACTGTATACAATGCGAAACTGGGGGCTCCTGCAGGGGCAGTAGGACTAGCAGACGCTGCAGCTACTATTGTTGCGCCCATAAATATTCTGCCATTGATCGGTGGCTTCACGAATGCTACTTTATTCGCACAACCGATGGCTATGACCGAGATCGGTGGTAGCGTGGTGGTGCCTCCGGGGGCCTATGTTTTTCTGCCGACATTGACTGTGGCTGTTGGCTTCGGCTGTATAGTATGGGAAGAAATTCCAGTTTAATTCTCTCACACAGCTAAGGGGGAATTATGATTTTTGATAAAAATGCGATACGGCAGGGCTTTTTAGCGTTGCTTGGCAAAACCGGTAATGATAAATATCAAGTACCGCGTATGGATCGCTCTACCGATGCTCTTATAGGTATCGACTATTTCCACTATGAGGCTCATGCCAAGAGTGTGTTTGAAGCTTGGCATACCCTAACCGGAAAGAATGACGGCACGTGGCTAACGATCTTTCTTACTACGCCGGATACCGACAAGGAAATTCATTTAGTTCCAACGTGGCAGGCTAGTGGGGCTGCGTATTTTCGTATTAGGAAAAGTGCGGTTGTAACAGCGAATACGGGTACGACAAAGGCTACATTTAATCGGCACGATCAATATCAGACATCAAAGACCTCTCATGTTTATGACAATGCTACTGCCCCGGTGCAGGGAAAGGTTATGACAGATGTTACCATAGCAAATAGAACACCAGCAACCCCAGGGGTAAACGGGGGACTTGTTTTGTATGAAGAATATGATGGTGTTGGAAAGCAGACCCCCGGTGGTAGTAGAGATTCGCAAGAACGTATACTTGCTAGGGGTACCGGATATACCTTTGAAATAGAAAGCGATGCTGCAGGACTCATATTAGCGTTACAGCTTTTGTGGTATGAGCACACACCAAAGGCGTAATGTGGGAGGATAAGGGATGGAAATATCAGGCTCTATAACACCGGTTACAGAAGTTTGGGCTGGTGCCAAGCTTTCGGCAGGACCAGCCATTCAACCAGTGTCCCTGCAGGATCAAAAGGAACACCTCTTATTAGATTCCGGATCTTTTGACGATAATCTTGATCCCGAGCAATCTGTGATACCGGCAGATTATGCCTTGGGGGTTGGCTGGTCAGTTACTGGTACGGGGGTAGATGTTCTTGGTTATTCAGCAACTGTTATCTTGGATTCGGGAGAGGTTCAGGCCGGTCCTGATGGAACCTTGGAAGTTAAGATTCAGGATTCTGACGATAATATTGCTTTCTCGGATTGGGGGGGAGGACTATTTGTTACAGTTACCCCAGCTAATGATAAGGCTATTCAGCAGATAGCTTATACGGGATCGAAGCAATATATTAGGGTCATTGCCCGTATCTTGGTCAATTCTGCTGAGTTTGGTGTCCAGATTACGAAATATGCTTCTGACGTTACCCAGGACACCTTGTTAACCGTTCTTATAGAAGCTGCAACCAGGAGAGTGGAATCTGTATGTCAGAGGAAGCTTATTACCCAGACCTGGGAATTGTACCTTGAGACCTTTCCTGATGCTGATTATTTTACTGTACCATTCGGGAATCTTCAATCTGTTTCAGAGCTAAAGTACAAGGAAAGTGATGGGACAGAGGAAATAATGACGGTCACGACCGACTACCTCGTTGATTCTGACAATGATCCCGGTCGCATAGTCCTCCCCTATGGCGTAAGCTGGCCGTCATTTACTCCTTATCCTATCAATCCAATAACACTTACTTTTATTTGTGGATATGGTGCTGCTACCGCAGATGTGGAGCCACGGATAAAGACTGCAATAAAGATGTTGGTAGAGGACACGTTTAATCATAGAGATTCTGTGCATGAACTAATGTCGGGGGGGAACGTTATTGAGAATAAGACAGTTATGGCTATTCTTAGTCCTTCAAGATTGTGGCTTGAGGTTTAGTGATGGTACAAGCTAAGATGCAGTCCGGCGATTTAAGGCACAGGCTCCGGTTCCAGGCAGAGACCAGGGCAGATGATGGCTTTGGAAATTCCACGGCTTCCTGGACAAACGTTACACCTGTTCTTTATGGAGCGTTGTGGCCTTTGAAGGGTACGGAGTTGATAGAGGGTGGTCGTACTATAGCGGTAGCCACTCATAGGCTAAGGATAAGGTTCAGGAGACCTTTTAGTGCCCAATGGAGGGTGAGGGACCTGTTTAAGGAGGTTTACTTTTCGATTGTTACAGCACCTATAGATCTTTACGATAAACATACATATCTTGAAATGCTTGTAAAGGAAACTTCACCGTAGGGTAGGGAGGATATTATGCATACAGAAGAAAAGAATAATAAGACAAACGGACCAATGGCAGGATCTCATAAAGGTGGTCAGTTGGCAAAGGAGATTTGCGATATTCTTGGGATTAAGCATTGTAAGTATTTGGTGCTGGATTTTCCGAGAACGGGGCTGTTTACAGCGACAGCCACTGTGAATATTCATCAATCGGATCTTGAGGGTGTTATGGTTCTTATTAAGAAGTATAATATCTATGTTGGTGATGAAGAGATTGTTGAAGATATTACTATACCTGCTTGTGAAACTGTTGGGGATTAAGGTTGACTTGTGAAAAACTTTAACGCTAGCCTCATAACATTGTTTAAAACAACCCCTGGGGGCTCCAACTTAGCCTTCTATAATGACGTGGGTGGGCGGTTGTATCAAGACAAGGCACCTCCAGGGACTACAGTGACCAATGGTGCTTATGCTATTTTTCAAATACTAAATGATGTTGATTTAGATACCTTTACTGAAAATATGGTGAATGTTTTTTTACAATTCTCACTTTATTCCGGTGATGATAGCTCCGAGGAGGTTCTAGACATTGATAGTGACCTGTCTATTATGCTAAAAGATAAGGTGTGGCCAATGACTGGTGCTACTATAGTTTACAGCCACAGAACACAAGGGGACGGTCCCCATAATGTACCGGCAAATGTGGAAGCTGGTACTGAAGAGTATTGGCTGAAGATGGTTGATTATGAGATTTTATTTAACAGAGATTAGAGATAGCCTATTGGGAGGTGGGCACATATTATGCTAAGTATTATAATTCCTGTGTGGAATAATTTTGAGATGACCCATGAGTGTATCTATTCTATTATGGATTGTACCCAGGACTACGAGGTGGTGATAATCGATAACGGTAGTGACGTGGAGTACAAGCCGCCATTTATCAGTAATGGTGGAACGGTGTTAATCAGAAACGATAAGAATCTGGGATATCCTGTAGCTGCTAATCAGGGCATCAAGGCTAGCGGTGGTGATATCGTGGTCTTATTCAATAACGATGTGGTGGTAACTCCGGGGTGGGCCGAAAGGATGCTACAGCACCTGGAGGACTACGACATAGTGGCCCCAATGACTAATTACGCTGCAGGTCTCCAGTCCACTGCGGTAGATAGTTATCAGACCAGAGAACAGTTGTACGATGCTGGTAATAGTTTCGCGGAAGAGAATCGAGGATTGTCTACCGAAGTAACTTTTGCTACCATCGCACAATTTGTCAAGAAAGAGCTATTTGATGTTATAGGATACCTTGACGAATCCTTGTGGCCAAGCTGCGGTGAGGACATTGACTTCTGTTTCAGAGCAAGAGAAGCGGGATACCACGTTGGGGTTGCCCATGATGTTTATGTTCACCATGAGGGTAGCGAGACCTTTAAGGCATTGGAGGCAACAGGTGATGCCGATTACAATGAGATTGTCGAAAGGAATAATAA